GTCTGCTTGCTCTAAAGTACCACCAGTATCATATGCACTATATGCTTGGTATGCAAATTCTTCACCAGCACCACCAAGTGTAATCCACTGTCCATTAACGTAAATTTTTAATGCTGGATTCGAACCTGAGTTAGATGAATTCATTTGTAAAATCATGTCGCCTGTGCTTAAAGAACCACCTGAACTGTTTGTAATAGGTAGGCTTGTATGCTTGGCAACTTGGAAGTCGCCAGTGTAAGAACCACCGCCAATTAACACCCATGCACCATTTACTTTTTCGTAGAAACTGATGATTTCTAATGTGTTACCAGCGTTGTCGTGGTATGAAACTGCATAATCACCATCAACACCAAATGCTGCTAGCGGAACGCCTGCACTGTCCACTTGTGTTGTTGATGCAACTTTAACAGTTTGTCTTACCCATGTACTACCGTTCCATCTCTTAAGGCCCCAAACTGATAGAGCTGTGTCTAACCAGTAAGTACCATTTGTTGGAGCGGCTGAAGGTGCACTTGAAGAACCTTCAATTGAGTCTAGATCGATGTCAGCCCTTAAGACGTATGCTCTGTTAGCAAGTCCTAGGAAACTGTATGCAGCGTGTAAACCGTACTCGTTTAACTCGCTACCCTGTAATACAGTGCCGCCATCTGATTTAAATACCGGATTACCATAATTTGTTAGTAGTTCACGTTGACTAGTGATCAGTTTCAACTGATTAGCACTTGCTTTAGTTGTGAATGCAGCTGTGTCAGTACCGTTAGGTGCTGTTTTGTCTTGTGCTGTTGCAATCACAATTAGTGGAACTGTTCCAGTTCCAGCAGGCGCATAGAAACTTTGATCTTCTACCGTAATACTAACACCTGGTGATACTAATTCTGCCATGTTATATCTCCTTAATATTAGTGAGTATTATAACAGTTATTTATGCAAATCAGGGTATTTTAGTGTATTAACGAGTTTGGGGTGCAACAATTTTAGCGTAATCTACTAAATAGCCTTCAACATTGAAGATCGTAAAATTGTTTGAATTTTATCTATTTCCACGTAGAAATTTTCCAGGGTACTATTATTGTGGACAACATAGTCTACAGGACCGCCTACCCAATCCCATTCACTGCGATGAACATCTTTATACTTGGTGTTCATAATTTTTTCTGCAACTACATTTCCATTATTTGCATCTACAGCAGTTTCATACCATTCAGGTAAATCACCACGTTGTATCCAAATAATTGTACCGCCCATGTTTTTAATTAGTGAGAGTTCATTTTTAAATCTAGCATCGCTCACTACAGTACATTGTGCACTGTTATTTCTAGTTCTTAGGCGATACTCTAAACTGTTAAGCCAAATGTTTTGATCAAAATGTGTACGCATTACGTCAGTACCTATTAACTGTAATGCTAGGCGTGGAGTAAAATGAGGAATATCTAATTTGCGACTCCAAAAAACATCTGGCGTTTCACGGAAGTCTCTACTTTGTACAGTGTCACCTTCTAGTAAGGACCTCTCCCAACCAAAAACTGTACTGACTAAATCTTTTAATGGAGATGCAAAACTGTCTTTAATGCATCCGTCTTTTACGAATCTATCTGCTGCTGTATCTTTACCTGAACCTATAAAACCAATTAACCCTATAATTTTACTCATGTGTGATGTATTCTCTGTGTAGTTAGCCTATAATAAATCCCAAAGGTTTGTTACCTTCTTCCATGTTATATATCGATTGTTTTAATTGTTCTATTTCATTCTGGCCTTCAGTTTTAAGTGCATCGCCGTTCAACTGTATAGCACCGCCGGCGCCAGGCAAACCGCTTGTGTATTTGCTTCTGGCTTCTCCCAGCATAAGTTTGGATTGAGCCAGTGCATATGAGCCAAGCCAATTTGATGCATAAACGTCACTTAATAATGTTGCTTCGGGTATAAAATTATACACACCAACCGCAACCTCTTCATCTACACTGACGTTTCTCAAAATCTTTAGCACTTTGGTATTACGATTCCAAATAAAATCGTATTCACTACCAAATATTCTACCAACAGTTTCTTTGTATTGACTAAATGCATCAAACGTTGCTAGTCCACCAATCTGTCCTGCATTCAGCAAATACATGTTGTTAAACGCAACATCAAATGGATCAAAATTACTGCCTGAACCACTGTTAGTCCCTACACCACGTCTGTATAGTCTGCGTACTTCCATTACCTCATTAGGTAACGTATACTCAGTCACAGTAGGTTGTGTTTGAATAAAGATAATACTCTCTTCAACACTACCTGAACTCATTTGACGATACATTGCTAGTGCTTTGTCTATTGCTACATCGTAATGATCACGATCTAGTTCTACATCAACAATGCCGTCAGCAAGGCGTAACTGTAGTTCCTTGATTAATTCTTGTCTGGATTTGTATCCTATTTGATCTATAGCCATACTAGTATTTATCTATTTTAGCAATCTAAAAGGCCTTAATCAGGATTGTACTTTCGTTTATTCTTCCGTTTAATTTTGTTTCAGTTGTTGTGAGTTCGTTGTATAATTTCTCAATTTTGGTACGTGCAAGTTTGTCAGAACCTTTGAGGATTTCTGGTTTACGCACCGTTTTTTGTGTACTCTTAGCAGTATCAAAATTTTGTATGGTGGTGCCTTTAACAGACAGGGTATTCAACATTTCGTCTGCTACGTAGATACCCATTTTACGAGTCTTGGTATTATATACCCAAAGTGTATGTGCATCCACAATGCTTACAGGGTGTATGCTTGCAAGTCCTAAACTGCTTTCAGATGCTTGATACTTTAATTTTTCCACTAATTTGGACTTGCTTACTGCTTTGGGCTTGCGTGGTTTGCGTGTTGCTTTTTGTGTGTTAATAAACGTGTCGCATGCAGTATAGATTGCTTCGTAAAATCCCAAAAACTCTTTACGCAATTTAGCACTATTAAGATGAGCGTATGCTTCTTTGATTTCTGGATCTGACCACTCTACAACTAACTTTGCTTCGTCATACTCAGCAGCATACATATCCTTGATAATCTTGGCGTGTGCTGGCTTGATCTCTACACCGCCCTTGCCTGCTCTCATTTCGTTATATGGGTCAAACCGTTTGAGAGTTATTCTTTCTTCTACAAGCTCGTCTAAAAATCCGTCCCACTCTCCACATAAGGTTGCCATTTGTTCCCTCATACGTTGCTGTATGGTAATGACTTGCTTTTTGGGTTTCTCTTCTTGGGCTTCCTCTGCTTCTTTCTTTGCAATCGCCACTTTGGCTTTCTCAACCAACTCCTTGTACCAGTTTTCCATTCTGGCAAGGGTATCAGGATCTATGTTGGCACCGTGTGCCATCATGTACGAGTACTTACCCACAGTTGCAAACCGATAATCTGGTAGAGCTTTAAGCAGTGCCACCTCATCTTTATTACCGAATTCTTTAAGTGCATATTTCAAAAACTCTGCTGTGATCTTTTTGGGTGATACTTCGTAATGTATGTACCACATTCCGCCGTTGAGGTTGGATTTGTAGTCGCGTTTAATTCCCTTATCTTTGTAAGGCTTGATAGTGTAGTCAATCATTGTCCAGTCGGGTACTACAACTCCGCTGGTAGATATTTCTTTACCTTTGCGTTTTGGCATGTTAGATCTCTGTTTGAATTCCAATTAGTATAACATCTAAATGCAGTTTGTCAACTCCGTAGAATTATAACTACATTTAATGCTATATAGTGGTTGTAGGATCAAATATGCCTTTTTTAGGGCAATTTTGAATTATTTGGCTATTTTCCCTTGCTGAACTTGGTATTATTGTTGAAGGGCAGTTCGTTCTCCAATATGTCTCGCCAAATAGCAATAGTTCTGTCCAAGCCTTCGCTGAGTCCCACTTTAGGAGCCCAACCTAACTTGGATGTAATCTTTTGATTAGTGCTGTTTAGTAGGTAAATTTCGCCAGCACGTTTGGGTTTTGTATTCCAGTTTACATGTCCTTTCCAGCCAATCTTGGCAGCTATCATGCCAACATAGTCTTTGATCTTGATTGCGTTGTCTGGTCCCAAGCAGAAAATTTCGCCTTTTACTTTGTCAGGATTTTCAATTACTGCTTGCCATGCATCTAACAAATCGTCAATCCAGATAAAGTTACGGTATGGTTCACCATAGCCTAAATTGATTTCTTCTGCATTTGTGAGCATTTGATAAATGATTTGCTCTGTTACAAAGAAGTTGTTATCCTTTCTTCCATACGCATTAGTCTGACGGATTGCAGTAAAGGGTAACCCATAACTTCTATGGGCGTACTCAAGGTATTTCTCGCACCCATACTTAGCAACAGCATAAGGAGCATTAGGATTTGGGGGTGTGCTTTCATTGAATGCTATAATTCCTGTTTCTCTGCCTTCTCTAATAAGGTCACTGATTGGTTGCCAACCATACACTTCCATTGTACTAGCAAATATAAAATTTTGCAAGTTTGGTAGATCTTTAGCAATTTCGATCAGGTTAACTGTGCCAACATAATTAATTTCACTAAATGTAACTTGCTCGTAAAAACTTTGTTCTACTTCTGTTCTTGCGGCCAAATGCACAATAATATGTGGATCGAATCCTCTAATCTGAAATCCTACTTTTTCATGATCTCTTAAATCGTGTTTAAGAAACTCTAATTCATGTTTACCTTTTAATCTTTCTACCATGTGTTGGCCAATAAAGCCGTCTGCGCCTGTAATAAAAATTCTCATATCTTTGCCCTATAATCTATTAGTCCAGTCACTTGCATTGTGTATCTGGGTTCGTTTCCTAAATTTCCCACAACGTGCAATTGCTCTGGAAATATATAAGTATAGTCTCCCTTACTATAGTTATCATAAGAATGGTTATCAATATTCAACCAATGGCCAATTTTATGATCCTGTAGAAAGATTGTAATTCTGACTAGTTCTTTGTTTTCGGTGTATACGTTTGCATCATCCAAATATTGACGCATTTTGTACATTTTGTCTTTATGCGGTGGTATAAATCTACCAGGCATAATTTTATTAATAGTAATCTGTTTGTGGTCTACCCAAGTAAACAATTTCGAAACATCATGTGCCCATTGTGGACATTGGTCACCAAAAGACTGATAAATTATATCACTGCCTTCCGGATACTCGGGGTGTAGTACATCCATTTCTTCCCATAAGCCATTAGCATGCCCCACAGACGTTGTCTCCGCGTATCTGGTAGCGTCTAATGCTTCCTGCGTTACAAAACTAATGTCTACATTACCTTTAATCACAGTAGCTCTCCAGCGTTCCTTTGCGTCTGAGGTCAAGTGTAGCACAATGGATACCGCCACTTAAAGTCATAGCATGTCTAAATTGTACTGGTACTGAGTCGATGCCATATTTTTCTAATTCTCGCATAAGTGGTTCTTGTGTTGAATCGCAGATTATGGTATTCTCGTTAACACTTAGAATATTCATACCAATATAAGGCGAACACGGTGCAGGGTATCCTTCAATGGCATTTCCTTGTATCACACAATCATCAAACCAAATTTTGTCCCACTTTGCAAACATTTCAGGACAGTTGTCTGGTGTTACTCTTGAACTGTTCATTAATACTAGTCCTGGTCTAAGAGGAATAATTGTACTGTCAAAGTGTGCAAAACTATAAAGTTCGCTGTAATGTAATTTGTAACCCATAGGCTCTAACAATCGTTTTAACCATTTGTAGCCTTTCATGTTTCCACTATTACTGACTTGATATAACAAATCTTTTCCAACTCTTACCACATTGGGGGCATCAAAACATATCTCATGGTCTAACAATGTTGGTTTACTTAAATCTTCAAGTTGATATAGATCATCATTTAGTTTGGGCTTAGGTGCCTGTAACCATAATGCTCCATCTTCAAATGCCTCGTATAGTATATCTTCATATAACCTGGTTTCAAAATATCTTGCTCGTACAGGAGTAGGAGTTTCTATCAGCATGTCGCCTAATGGTAGTATTAGGTCTCTTGGGCACCAACTGTACCAGCCTTTTGTACCCCAACCTTGTCCTATATTATAAGTTGTTTCGTCCCAGTTAATAATTTTTGGACGGTGTACAATAACACCTAAATCTTCTAATGCTTTTGCTAATCCGTCAGCATCTTCGTTGGCTTCATCTATCACCCATTGTGGATACTGTCCAGCATTAGGTAAATCCCCAAAAGGGGTGGTTGCGTAACTAAAACTTCGTGCAGAAATATCTAAAGCAATACGGCTGTAATCAGCACGTCCTACTATGATTTCCTCTAACTGATCCCAGTCGTTGTGTGTATTAACTATCATAATCGCTTAAATGTTCACTAATACATACTCTGTGATTATCGGGTATGCCTCTGTTAAATTCTTTATATTTGTCATCATTACTTATTCCAAATATAATTGTGTCTGTTAAAAATAAGTCTAACTTATTACATGTATGGTAGTGTTCATCATGATACTTATCCCACATAAAATCGGGGGAAAAATGTTTCATGTAATGCACACCTAAACTCATACTGTGTTTATTTTGCATTTGCACTTCATTAAGCATGCTGATTCCATCATCTGCGTACTCTCTAGTAAATCTTACGCCTACTCTGTGGTTCTCTAATGTAAAGAAAGGTTTACTTAAACTGCATGTAACTTCTTTTATTGCTGGGAAATCATTTAAATCTATATGTACATGTTTTGCTATCCCCCAATATGCTAAGTCTAAACATACAGGTATATCCATTACATTACATATTCTCATTAACTGTTCAAATTCTGGGTGTACGCAACCAAAATCACTAAAAGGTGCACTTATGATTAAAGAATGCAAACCAGGACCCAGTATGTCTTGTTCAATATAATTAGAGAGTTCTACATACTTAAATTGTACATGTTTCCCCAAACATGCATGGTACTGAAAGTCCCCTCGCAAAACCAGAAGTTGACGATCTTTAGCATGTCGCAAAACAAAGTTATCAAATGTTTGGCTTGTGCCTTGAGTATATGCAACATGGGGGAATAAATCTAAGCCTGTAATACTTTTTAAGGTAGTATATTCCAGCCAATTTTTCCATACATCACCATACTCTTGCATTGAAACATCCTGGTATGTGTGCTTTTTATACCAGTCTGCTACATCTTTGTCTCTGATGGGTCTTGCGCCGCGTGTTACTGTACTCATGTTTTTATATTTATTGAGAAAAAATATAAGTGGGTTCAGGTTCCGATAAATAGTATACAACTACGGAGAAAGTATTAAATGCCACGATTGAGTTTATGGAATCCTGTTAAGGGTAACGACTTTGACTTTATAGACAGAGTTGTTGGCGAGCATATATATGCTGGTGGTACAGGTGTACATGTGCACAAGTATTTAGGTGTACAGGATACTCCTGCATCAGGCGACCCTACTAGACCGGGCGGAGTAGACACTAACGAAGTGTTTATTCAGGATTTGTTATTTCTCGAAAATCGTGACAGAAAATACAGCAAAGACATCTATGAATTGCGTGGACAATATAACATGCAAGACAATGACTTTGACATGACACAATTTGGTGCATTCCTGAGCAGTGATACAATTTATATGAATTTCCATATAGAAAGTATGGTACAAGCAGTAGGCAGAAAACTTATGCCTGGTGACGTTTTAGAATTACCACACTTACGTGATGATTTATTGCTGGGCAGTGACGAAGCCATAAACAGATATTATGTGGTACAAGAGGGTAATAGACCAAGCGAAGGTTTCGATCCCAATTGGTGGCCTCATTTGTGGCGTGTTAAATTAGGACCAATAAGTGATAGCCAGGAGTACAGAGATATACTTGGTACTGGTGAAGAGGAAAGTGATTTACGCAATCTACTCAGCAAATATGCTAATGAAATCACAATTAATGACAAAATTTTAGAGCAAGCAGAAAAAGACGTACCATTTGACCCTCAACATAGAAGCACCAGTCACTTATATTACGATCCTGAAGTGCCGGATAAACCTGCTATAGGCTTTGGATTTGGTGCTGATGGTACTGCTCCTAATGGTGCAAGCATTGTGGGTAGTGGGGAGACTTTCCCTATAACCAGTGTTAATGATGGTGACTACTTTTTGCGTACTGATTTTTCTCCTAACAGACTGTTCAGAAAAGAAGGAACACGTTGGATTAGAGTTAGTGATGATAACAAGAATGCGTGGGCGGCAGCTAACAGATTGCTAACCACATTTATAAACAATGACAACTTTACTATTAACACTGATGGCGGGAGTTCAGCAGAAAAAACTAATTTAAGTAAAGTTGTTAAACCGAGGACAGATACATAATGTTTGGTACAGATTTAATTAAGGATACAAAAATGGATAAAAAGGCAGTATTTGAACAATTGAAAATTGATGAAGGAGTAGTAAATGAAATTTACCTCGACCACCTGGGATATCCAACCTTCGGAGTTGGACATTTGGTCACAGAAGGGGATCCAGAACATGGTAAACCAGTTGGAACTCCCGTATCTGAAGAGCGAGTGGCAGAAGTCTTTGAACGTGACCTTGACACCGCAATTGGTGAGTGTATTGCTTTATACGGAAATCAGTTTGTCAAGTGGCCAGGAGAAGTACAAGAAATCGTAGTAAACATGATGTTCAACATGGGCCGTACAAGATTGGGCGGATTTAAAAACTTTCGCAAAGCATTAGAAGAACGTGATTGGAAAAAAGCAGCGGTTGAAGGCAGAGATTCCAAATGGTACAACCAGGTTACTAATCGTGCTGAAAGACTAATGGAAAGATTAGAGCAGGTATAATTTATGGCTGGTAAAAATTTAGATTACTGGTATGACGAGCAGATTAAACGATATCTGATTCAACTTGTACGAGTATTTTCTAATTTTCAGGTTAAAGAATACACCTCTAAAGGTATACACTACAATCGTGTGCCTGCCAGATATGCAGATGCTAGCAGAATGGTTAGCATGATTCTCAGGAATAATAGCGAAAATGTTGTAAATAATGCGCCACAAATTACAGTAGGTATACAAAGCATACAGCCTGCCAGAGATCGTGCACAGGATCCTTTCCTACAAGACACTCAACAAGTAGCAGAACGTGAATGGAACCAGGAGGCTGGACAGTATACTAGCGAACAGGGTAATTTATATACAACAAAAAGATATATGCCTGTACCATATAATTTAACTATTCAGGTAGATATATGGACCACTAACACTGATACCAAGTTACAAATATTAGAGCAAATTTTTGTTATTTTTAATCCAAGTATTCAATTACAAAGCAATGATAATCCATTAGACTGGAGTTCGGTGTTTGAGGTGGAAATGCAGGATATTCAGTGGAGCAGTAGAACCCTACCACAAGGTGTGGATGAACAATTAGATATTGCTACACTAACATTTACAGTTCCTATATGGATATCTCCTCCAGCAAAAGTACAGAGACAAAAAATTATTCAACAAATTATTAATGATATTCACAGTACAGCAAGTGTAGGTGATTTAGGCTTTAGCAGTTCATATTATGACTTTTTTGACCAAGTACCTACTGATGCCAGAATAGTAGTAGCACCAAACGATTTATATGTTAAAATAGAAGGCGCAACAGCCACACTGGTTAATAATGCTGACGAACCGCAAGTATGGCAAGACATAATAGAAATGGTGGGAGAATTATCCGACACTAGCAGACTCGAATTAAACACATCTTCTGATGTAACTGATGACTCAGAACTAGTCATAGGTAGTATTAGTGCAAATCCGATAGCGGCATCGCAACTGATATTTAATTTGGATTCTGATACGTTACCATCTAATACTGTAGCAAACATAGACAGAGTCATAGATCCCGGTACTGCTAGGCCAAATAATGGCTTGCCGGCTGCTGCCCTGGGACAACGATACTTAATTGTTAGTCCTATACTGTATGACTTTGCCGAGTGGGGACAAATATCAGTAGGCGAAAATGACATTATAGAGTATGATGGAACTAAGTGGGTTTCATCTTTCGATAGTAGCAGTGTAACAACTGTAACTTATGTTACTAACGATTATACTAATCAGCAATTTAAATGGACAGGTAGTGACTGGATAAGTAGTTGGCAGGGTGAATATCGTCCTGGTTATTGGAGACTTATACTATAATGACTACAACAGCCGCCGGAGTTATATTTTTAGCACTGGATACAAAAAGATGCCTCATGCAACTGCGTAATACTGAAAAAAGATTTCAGTACACCTGGGGATTTTTTGGTGGGATTGTAGAAGAGTCCGAGACACCGTTTGAAGCACTACAAAGAGAGTTAATAGAAGAGATAGGCTTCATGCCTGAACTTGCCAAATTAAATCCTATAGATATTTACGAAAGCAAAGACAAACAATTTTACTACTATAGTTTTGCGGCAGTGGTGGAAAAAGAATTTCATCCTACATTAAATGATGAGAGTGCTGGTTATGCTTGGGTCAATATAGGACACTGGCCACAGCCACTACATCAAGGCGCAAAGGTTACACTAGGAAAAAACAAAGGCACACACAAACTGGAAAAAATATTTGAGTATCACAGTTAAGGAGCCGTAATGAGCGACTTAATTGATTTCAAATGTGTAAGACTACAGATAGAGCTTGATCGCTTTAATAGATCCAATACCATTCCACACGACTTACTAGAAGGATCGTTCAGCATTGAAGATGTTGAAGAATGTATGAGTAAGTTTACTCCAAAGTATAAACGCATTGCAACAAAATTAATTAAGACATATAAGTTAAATGTAAAAAAGAACTTGAGTCAACTTAAAGAAACATTACGTACAGACTACGCTGCTACAATAGAAACATTGTCAACACACAGTCCACATTTTATCTTTCCGCTGTTGCTAAAAAACTACAGACCAAATATAAACCCAGTAACAGCACTATATTACGAGTCACGTGAATTAATACGTAGTTATGACCCCACATCACATAAAGATGTTTGGCTACATGGATTAATTACGGATATAGAATTTAATAATAAAATACTAGACGCACTGTCAAAGGATATGAAAAGACTGGAAAGAGTTATTAGCAGATACTATTGGCCACTAACGCAATTAGACGATAACATACCTCTAGAACTTTTCCATGCTAGACAAATGACCAAAGACTTTAAACATTACTATACGTTTTTTACAACTGTACGTTATTGGGATCCTGAAGAATAATTATTTAGATGTTGCTATAAACACACCATTCCAATCTTCGGGTAAGTCTTGTGTTTTCTGGAATTCGCAACGCTCAATCCACATGTCATAATACGCATCCATTTTACCATCAAACTCACCTTTAAGTTGTTTGCAAAAATGTATTGCCATATCAAAATTTTGATTACGATAACACTCGTGCATTTTGTCGTGTTGTGGTTGTATAGCAGGCCAGTTGGTGCTTTCCCAAGCATAGTCCCAGGTGCTTAATACTGTGTATATGGTAATACCCACACTCTTGCCTTTTACTGCCAAGTCGTCTACTTTAAGATAAAAGAATTCATCTGATGTTTCGTTATAAGTATTTTCGCCTACAAGCAGTAAACAACCATACTCTTTACATTTGCTTTCTATCCTAGCGGCTGTGCTAACAGCATCTCCAAGAACATCATAACTGTGTCTGCTTGTAGAGCCCATCTCGCCAAGATAACCAAGACCAGTATTGATGCCAGCCCCCATACCAATGGGTGGCCTACCGTCTGCAATAATTTTTTCATTAAAATCCTCCACTGCGGTTAACATGTTTAGTCCTGTCATAACTGCTGAGTGTGCATGGCGTGGATCATCATTGGGTGCGTTATGTACATGCATACTGGCATCACCGATGTACTTGATAATCATTCCGTCTGCATCTAACACAGGTTGTGTGATGGCATCCATGTAACCGTTCATTAACTTTGTAAGTCCTTGAACATCATCACCAAAACTTTCGCCCAGTGGTGTAAAGCCACGCAAGTCTGAAAAGCAAATACTGATCTCTCGCTTCATACCTTCTTTAATTAGTGCAGGGTTTTGTTGAAGCATACGCACAACTGTAGGCGAGCAGTACCCTGCAAACTGCTTCTGAATTTCCTGTCTAAGTTTGAACTGTATCCAAAAGTTGTTAAACGAAC